CTTATAACACTACTAGTATCACCAGCTCTTATCCAAGTAGTATCATCAATACCTAAAGCAACACCTCTATATTCACTTATTCTTGCAAGTATTGTTGATTCTTCACCGCTACGATCAACTTTTATTAAAGGTACTTCTGTAGCGTATTCACCCGTGTCACCTGATGGCTCATAATCAAATAATATAAAACCATTTGATGTTGTAAATTTAAGTTTACTAGACATAGTTATATTTCCAGTAAAATTAGGGTTTTCTAAATTTAATGTTGTATTAGCACCACCTAATGTAAGTGTTACTGCACTACCGTCACCTTTTATACTACCAGACTGTTCAAATATAATATCAACGTTATTTGTACCGTCACCAATATAAACATCAGATGAACCATCACCTAACAAAATATCACCAACAGCATTAGTTAAAACTAAATTATTTCCGTCTTGATCTATTTTACCGGCATTAGCACCTGCAGCTGTTTTAAACTGTATGTGACCAGCATCGTCTATTATTATGTTATTTAAAAACGGTATTGCCATGTTTTATATTTTAAATTCTTCCTGATATTCTTTTTTTACTAGCTCCACTATGGAGTGATTTTGATTCAAAATGTCTTGACTTCATTTTTGATTTTGAGCCAAGTGTTATTTCTAAATCTTTTACATACCCTATTTCTTCTTGATTATCGCTGTCAATTCTGTAACCAGCATATAATCTATAACCATATTTTTGCGCAGGTATAGTTAATGTTCTTTGCTCAAAAGCATTTCGACTAGCGGTTGTAAACTGTGTTTCATCTATAAAACCATATAAGTTACTGTTTTGGACATCAGTACTACTACTATTTGAAATAGTTGCCGTATGCTCTCCACTTAAAATAGAATATCTACCGCACCATCTATCAGCTACTTTTCTAGCAGTTAAATAAGGTCTTGTGTAGTTTGAGTTATCTTCGCCTTTAAATTCACCTTTTACCGTAACACTTGTGTTTGGTGGTACGTACACATGTGATCGACAAGCTAAAGCATGTTCTGATCTTAGATTAACAAGCGTCCATATTTTATCATTGTTTTCCTGCCATATTAAGTTAGTTGCTTCTATAACAGCTCTATGATTTTCTTCAAAATTCCAATCAAACCATTCACTTAACATACCATACCCAGGATCTCTATCGTAAGCAGCTCTGCCGTCCCAACCACTATTACCTAAATAATCATTACTGTCAAGAACTCCAAAAGTATCTGTATAACCAGCATATGTACCCGGTATGTGTTTATACCATTTATTTTGCAAATATGAATCTATAAAAACAGGTTGTCCACCACCCATACCCACGTAAGGTATAGACCTAAAACCATCAAAGTGCATTCTTTTAAATTGAATTCCACCTGATTGATAATAAAAATAAAAAGGTCTTTGCTCGTGGTTTAAGAAAATATTATGATGTATATTTACTATGTTTCTCATGTGGTGTAGTAACCAAGCGTAATCATCGGTTCTTGTAGAATAATTATACGCGTACTCAGGACTATCATACATTGCGCCGTTATCTACATTTGCGTAACCATTTCTTGTAGCATAGTTGTTTACAAACTGTACGTTGTAATGAGACGACCATTGCCAATAACCTCTTTGGCCAGCATTTACTGAAACACAGTTTCTCCATATAAAACCTATAGGATGTCTACTGTTCATTCCAGTATAATTACTTCTGTTATTTGAATCTTGTACTACACAGTTTTGATAACCACTTTGATAATCTTCTCTTGAGTTTGTAGCATAACTGGCACCAATATCACTATTATATCCAGCAACCATACAAGCACCACGGTAATAATTATTATTAGTATTACCACCCATTCTGTGCCAGCGTATATCTTTTAAACCAATTTCTCTTGTACCAGCTCTATTACTATCAGTATCATATTCTACATAGCAAAAAGCTCTAACATCTGTATCTACGCCTTGTATAGTTATTGATCTGTCTAATCTTTGTACTAAACTACCAACTTTTCTAACATGCGCTAGAGCTGGACTAATTGTTAACGTGTTACCGCTTTTATTAGTTACTGAGTATGTACTATTATAATCCCAATTTGTATCAACATCATTATTAACATCAATATTTATGGTATGTCCAACACTTATATCTGTTGCATCACTAACAGTTACTGTAGTATCGCCAACTGCTCCAGCGCTAGTTAATACTGCTGCATTTCTTCTAACTTTACAATCTACTGCGTGTTTTTTATCTAAACCAGTTTCATACACCTCAGTACCAC